CGATGCCACGCCGGACACGCAGCGGTCGTATGCCCGGCGCTTGGCACTCTCCAAAGCCGTAATCTCGCGGTCGAGTGCCCACCCGCGGTTCAGCCATTCCTTCGTTGTCATAAATGCTCCTTTCCGTTCGATTGGTATTTCTCTACGCGAGCCTTAACAGCTTCCAACAAAGCATCTTGTCGGGTCGCTTTGCCGTCCAACACTTTCATAACATCTTCATCGATAGTGCCTTCAGCGACCAAATGCGTAATGGTAACCCGCTCGCCTTTTACGCCCTGCCGATAAATGCGGGCGTTCGCCTGCTGATACAGCTCCAGCGACCAGGTCAAACCGAACCACACGATATGGTTTCCGCCCGCTTGCAGGTTAAGGCCATGGCCGGCTCCGGCAGGGTGCGCCAACAGGATCGGAATTTCTCCGCGATTCCACGCATCAATCTCTGCTGAACCCTCCAGCTTGCGTGCCTGCGGGAACCTCTGCATAATTCGTTCCAGATCGTGTTGATACGCATAGAACACCAGCACCGGCCGACCGTTGACAGATTCTATCACATCTTCCAAGGTGTCCAATTTGGACTCGTGAATGATATGAGTTTTCCCATCTTCGTCATACACCGCGCCGTTTGCAATTTGCAGCAGTTTGCCCGAAACCACAGCGGCGGTACCGGCATCGACTATCTCGTTCGGCCCGAGCTCCAGCACGGCCTCTTTTTCCATTTCGGTATAGACCGCCTGTGCTTCATCGTTCAGTTTGACAGCGCGGACAACATCAACCCGCTCGGGCAGTTTCAGATAATCACAGGCTTTCATACTGATGCAAATATCAGAAATGCGGCGGTATATCTCGTCCTCGGCTCCATCTTTCGGTACCCAGTCATAGACAACATAGCCGTTTCGGCGGCCGGGATTGAAATAACGGTTGCGGTATTCCGTCAGCGTGCGGCCCAAGCGCTTGCCCTGATCCAGCAGATAAATCTGCGCCCACAGGTCAATCAGACCATTTGGACTGGGTGTTCCGGTCAGTCCGACAATATGCTTGATAAGCGGCCGCACCTTACGCATCGCCTTGAACCGCTTGGAACTCGGGCTCTTGAAGCTGGAAAGCTCGTCCAGAACCACACCGTCAAACGGCCAGTCTGCGCCGTAATACTTTACCAGCCACGGAATGTTCTCTCGGTTGATGCAATAGATGTCGGCATCGGTTTCCAGGGCGCGGATCCGCTGTGCCTGACTTCCCAGAACACGGACCACACGAAGCTCCTGCAAATGATCCCACTTTGCGCTCTCCTTGGTCCAAGTGTCCTCCGCTACACGCAGCGGCGCAACTACCAGAACCTTGCTGATCTCAAACCGATCGTACAGCCAGCCTGCAACAGCGGTCAGCGTGATAACGGTCTTGCTGGGCCTAAGCCCATATCCAACAAAAGACCTGCCGCGGGCTTATCCATCAGGAAGTCCCCGCAGAACTTTTGGTACTCATGGGGTATGAACTTCATTCGGCATCACCTCCTCCATCATCCTGTCAACGGCGGCCTTGCTGTCGGGAACGTAAACCGTAAAACCAAGGTTCCGCAGCATACCATGTACACGCAGCTGACGCTTGCGCGGTTTCTGTCCAGTGTCCTTTAACTCCGCGAAGCAGACGCGGCCGCCGGAGAAAAGGATAAGCCGATCCGGAACACCGGTAAATCCGGGACACACCAATTTCAACGCAAGGCCGCCTGCTGCCGTTACCCGCTTACGCAGATAACTTTCGATGTCTTTTTCCATATTGCCTCCCGTATATCCCATGTATCACTGTATCACTTATTGCCCTTATACACCTACGCGGGCGTGCTATGCGGGCACTCATGCTCTCTATATATTACTTTTATACTTCCAGATACTTTATATGATACAAGTGATACCAATACCGAAAAGTGTAGACGCTGTCTGACTTTTTCGTGTATCGCATAACCTGTTACAGCGTTGATACAGGTGGTACATGTGATTTTATAATTTTGTTACCGACTGATACAAGATCCTATTCTTCATCAGTCGTTGTGATACATCACAGTGACACAATCACACGGCGAAAACGTTTTTGAAGTCCGTAGATACCACAGCGTTGCCGTCCTTTTTCCTCAATCCAGCCAGGAGTACGCCGCAGAATAGCCGCTATCGCCTGACTATCCTGCCGGGACAGCCGCTCGGTGTCGCTCTTGAAGCATTCGTTCCAGACCTCTGCTACACAAACCGTGTCCCGGTGCACGGTGCCCTCGGCAGTGCCAAAATCATCCGAAAGCCAGGCGCGGCGATCCAGCTTGTCCTTATCGTCCCAGTCCTCCGGCAGTAAGCGGTCAAGATACAGCTGCACCTCACCGGCACGCGGATCGTCCTCGGTAAACTCACGCTGCTGCTCACAGGCCGCGGCTTCCAACTCGCCGGTCAAGGTCAGCAATTCGCCCTCTTCATAGCGAATGACAGCTTCCGCCCACAGCTGATGAACAATATCAGTCGTCAGGTCGTTCCAAACGGTATGCGCCGGCGGCTCATCGCCCAGACGCACCGGCCAGAAACGGCGGTTGCCGGTATCGTCACGGAGAAACGCTGCACTGTTGGTCGTGCCGAAAAAGACACACTGGCGCTTGTGATCCTCTACACGGCGGCCGTATGGTGCGCGGTAGCTGTCCACCTGCTTGGAGATAAAGTTCTTTGTGACTTCAATCTCTGTCTTCTTCATGGCTGCCAGTTCTCCCAGCTCCACAAGCCAGAAACCCTGAATACCCTCGTAGGCTTCCTTGGTGCCGATACCTGCCAAACTGTCCGTATACCACCCGCACGACATTTTATTGATGAGTGTTGACTTGCCTCGCCCCTGCGGACCGGCCAGTGTGAGCACATAGTCGAATTTGCAGCCCGGATTCACGATACGCGCTACCGCAGCTGTAAACGCCTTGCGCGTAACTGCGCGAATGTACGGCGTATCCTCGGCGCCCAGATAATCAATCAGCAGCGTGTCCAGCCGCTCTACGCCGTCCCACTCCAGCCCCTTGAGAAAGCTGCGAACAGGGTGGATCGTGTTAGCACGAGCAACACCGCTCACTGCATCCATGATGCGCTCCTTGCCGGTAATGCGATAGGCCAGCTCCATGTACCGGCGGAGTTCGCTGTCGTCGGCATCCGTCCATGCGTCGCCATTCACGGTGTCCTGCACCTCTTTCCACGGCAGGTCCTGAATCGCGACGATACGGTCTTTGAAACAGTTATAGGCAAGTGTGCCTTTCAGCAGCGGATCGTTGGAGAGGATAATGTAGGCGTTCTGAATGGTCTGCATCGGAACACCGCGCTTGTCCACTTCCAACTGCGCAACCCATGTATCATCAGCTTGACCCTCATCTGGAATATCGAAGTCGCCGCGTGCCTGGTCAAGCCGTTCGCGGGCACTGGTCAGCTTGACGGCCTCGTCCGTGCGTGCCAGCTCGACCATAGCCGCATAGGACGGCAGCTTATTCACCGGCGTACCCTCGGCGGCCTCGCTGTCCTGTTCTCCGTACAGATGCAAACGAACCAGGTCGAAAGCATTGCACAGCCGGCCGCTGACCGGATCGGTCGCGTGATTGGAATAGGCAAACAGACCGCCGTCATAGATAACCAGTCCGGCCGAGGTCGAGCCGCCAACGTAGGTGTAGCGCCCTTCCATTTCACAGGCGGTATAGCGATCCGGCAGAAAGCGTTCGATCGCCTGTTCTACATTATAAGTACGGCAGAACGCACCCACGACACCCGGCTTTGCAGTCGGGTCACCCTGATGCTTTGCCGCCGTGTGCCGAACATTGGCTGCACGACTGCTCTCCGGCCAGTAAGACGTATCTCGCCAGTCCGGATACCGCGCCAGCAGCGTGTCCGGATTCAGCCACGGGCCATCTGTACAGTCGAAGTAATACTGCTGATCGACCGGAGTGCTCGGCCAGTACATAAGGCGGGTCGGCTGATAAGTCGTATCGTCAAACAGGTCCATACCCAGGTCGTTCGCCAGCATGCGGGCAACCGCCTGATATTCGTCACCGGACAACTGACGGGTCAGCGGCACGATCAGGCGCAGACGCGGCGTATCCGTACAGTGCTTGTGGGTCGAGTAAACAGCGGCGGCACAGCCATAGAACATAGACAGGCTTTCCAACAGATCCATCGTGGCAAAGTCAGCGTCCAGCGTGAGCATGGAACGGTGTTCCAGGTTCTCCGCCTTACGCCGTCCCTGCTTGAGCCAGCCGCCTACAAAACCGCCAACGTCCTTGATAGCGTCCTGCTTGCTTTTCGGCAGTTTCAGATACTCGGCCAGCGTTTCGCGGGTCTGCGTAGTGGTCTGAATCGTATCCAGAAATGCGCTCCACTGCATGGTCTTGTTTTTCCAGTGCGCGGCGGTGCGGGACGAACCGACCGCCAGCGTAACAGGACCATCATATTGCACTTTCACATAATCCCTCCTTAGTCCTTCATGTAAAACGGCGCTTCAAAACCAGCTGCTTTGAGCGGCAGGCCGAACGCCCAGCGCGGACTGTGGCCCATAATCTCCAGAACATCTTCCAAGGAGCCCTGCCCCTTAGGTGCGTCGATGATAACCTCATCGTGGACATGAAACACAATCTCGTAGCCAACTTTCCACAGTGCCCGCATGGTATCACGCAGGCAGTCACGCGCCGTTGCCTGCACAATGTTCTCTACCAGTTTTCCGCCGTAAGTCTTCTGGCGCGACCATGTTTTCTTCTCCTGATCGACGCCCATGTAGGTGATTCCCTCTTTATTGAACTTCGGTTCCGGCTCTAAGCGCGGCTGAAAATATGCCAGTCTACGGCCGGACGGCAGCTGAATGAACAGGTACCCTCGTTCACAGAAGAACTTGAGGCCGTGTCTGAGCGCCACCCGCTCGCCCTGTACCGCACGGATCGCGGCGTTCTCGACATCATACCAGAACCGAACAATATGCGGATTGGCACGTCGCCAGCGATTGACGATGCCCGGAAGTTCTTCCTCTGGGATACCACTTTCCAGAGCGCCCATGCGTTTCAGCGCGCCGACACCGCCCTGATAGCCGCAGGCCAGTGTAGCGACTTTGCCTTTCGGACGAAGATCCGCGTGCGGGCCGCCCTTCTTAATGTCGTTCTTGACCTTGTGAAACATCATCGCGGCGGTTGCCTCATAGATCAAGCCGTCGCCCTTGAATTCTTCCAGTACCCACGGCTCACCCGCCAGCCACGCAATTACACGCGCCTCAATGGCGCTGTAATCGGCAACGATAAAGCGGCAGCCCTCGGACGGGATAAAGGTCGTGCGGATCAGTTGCGACAGGACGAACGGCGGCGAACCAAACGCCATTTCCAACAGTTCAAACTCACCGTCCCGTACCAGCTCACGCGCCAGTTCGAGGTCCTTGAGCTTGTTCTGCGGCAGGTTTTGTACCTGTACCAAGCGGCCCGCCCAACGGCCGGTGCGGTTGGCTCCATAAAACTGGAGCAGATTGTGCACTCGGCCGTCATGGCACAGACCGCGCTCCATGGCCTCATACTTGGTGACAGAAGTCTTAGACAGCTCCGACCGGATTGTCAGCATACGGCGTGCCTCTGGGCTTTTCACCTGCTGCATCAGCTCCGGCATGGCTTCCTTGTTGAGGCTCAGCACCTCGATGCCCTCGTGCTCCAGCAGCCAGCGTTTGACCTGCGGTGCACTCTTAGGGTTATCCAGGCCGGTAAGGTCTTTGGCCTCGTCCATCAAGCGGGTATTGTACTGATTGCTGAGTTCCTGCGCCTGGTGCATCAGCACCTGATCCACGCGAACACCCAGGTCATTGATATGCTGGTCATGCTGCCATGCCAGCCGTTCGGCCTCCGGAATGAAAAAGCCGGAAAGCCGCCGCCGAATGTCCACCTCGACATCAACATCGCGGATATTGTATTTCTTGAACAGCTCCCACTTTTCCGGTGCATCGCTCGGAAGATTGCGGGTACGGCCACCGTTGGTCTTGGTCGGTCGGCACGGCTTGCAGAAATACTGAATCAGCTCCTTGCCCTCAGTCATCTTCTGCTTGTCCAGTCCCAATGCGGCACCAGCTCCGGCCAGCGTACCCGGCAGACCGAGATTGGAGGCCAGCACCATGGTACAGCTCCACTGCTCCGGCGGCATTGGCGACTGGAACCAGCGAGCCAGACAGGTACGCTCAAATGCTGCGTTGTACGCAGTCTTGAGCACATCCGGGTCAAGCAGTAACGCAGTGAACTCCGTAACACCGGGCAACTTATCGCCACCAGCTAGATCTATCACTTGTGTCGGCTCATCGTCTACCTTATAAGCAATGAGCAGGATCTCAAAGTCGTCCGCCTCACTGTACGGGCGGACACCGGAAGCGACCAGATCAACGCCGGAATAGGTTTCTATATCAACAGCCATAATCTTTGCCATAATCAGCCCTCATAATCCTTTGCTTCATGCTCATACAGATACTCGATCTTCATACCGGTTACACGCTCGGCTTTAAGCCGCAGCTTTTCATAGGCATAGTCGGTATCGACTTCTTTCTCCATGCGCGTGATCTCGTCGTTGTTTTCCTGGAGTGCAATAAAGAACTTCTTCATGCGCTCCGGTCCGAAACCGTAGGCATCGGCCACCGAGCAGACCGCCAGCCAGAGTGCTTTCTGGGTTGCCATATCCGCACGCAGCTGCACGGTGGCATCGTCCGCCGCCTCCTGTACTGCCTCGCGGATCATGCGCTTGCGTGCCAGCATATCCGCATAGTTCATGCCGCGCGGCTTGCCGAGGCGTTTGTTCTTAGTCTTGGCCATGGGTGTCCTCCCTCTCTTTGGCACGCCGTTCCGCGCCGTGCAGAATGGCCTGAATGGTGTATGCGTCCAACAGCGTCATAACCGGAATGGTCTTCCTGCATAGTTTCAGCAGGTTTTTCGCCGTTTTCTTGTCTACCGGGCCACTGAAATCGTTCATTCTTCGTCCTCCTCCCGCAGATGACACATCAGGAAGTCAGCCTCCGGCACATCGCAGAACTCGTCCTTGTTACGGCCGACCACGAGGATCGTGCCGACAAAATCCACGCCGACGAACCGGCAGTTGTACGGCAGGCCGCACAGACGGCCCTCCTCGTTGCAGATGATAACAACATCGGCAATGCTTACGGTTTCGATGTATCCGCCGACTTCCTGCTGCAAGGCTTCCAGCGTGTTCTCTACTTCGATAATCTCCGGCGCACAGCCAGGCTTTTTACGGATTGCTTTCATAATGTTCCTCCTACTTCAAAAAAAAAATGTTCGATCGGCTCAAACGGAATTCTCCTCTCAAGCCAGAGCTTAAAACAGCTCAAACGAATTATAATGATAAGAACCCCGCCGCCTTTGCAGCAGCGGGGTTCGGTTAATTGCTTACTCGAGATCGCCGAAATCCTCGTCACCCTCGTAATCGTCGTCGAAGTCGTCCTCAGCGCGGCTGCGGCCGCCCAGCGGCGTACCGTCTGCAACCTTCTGAATGTTATTCAGGCCAGCGGCTACACCGTTGTTGCCCGAAGTCGAGAACGGATAGAAGTTGATGGAGAAACGGCAGAAGCAGCCGCTGTAAACCTCCGAGGTGTCCATGATCTCGTGCTTTGCCAGGTCGATGATACCCGGACGGGTCTTGCTGTTGGCGTTCAGGAAGTAGCAGCCTGCGAACGCCTCATCGTCCGGGCGCTCCTCGTCACCGTCACGCAGCGGCAGCTTGAGATTGACCGGCTTCTTACCCTTCCACTTAGACTTGACGCCCTCCATGATGGCGGCCTGGATAGCGGCGTTGACCTTCTTGATGGTCACCTTGTCGTTCTTGGGGATAATGATGCACGCGCCAAACTTCGGATCAGAGTTGCCGTCAATGCTGACAGCATCCCATACATGAGAGTAAGACAGGCGGCACTTGCCGGTAATAACCTTGGTCGGCTGGTTAGTAGACATAATAAATTCCTCCGTAGTTTTAATATGAAATATGAATGGTTTTGTAATGTAACTTTGGTTGTACCTTACAGTTTCTGTGCTTCCGTGAGAATTGCCTGCATTTTGCACAGGCGTTCATAATACCGCTTAGCGGCCTTTACCGCTTTGGTAAGGCGGCGGTTTTCGCCGATTGCCTCACGGCCATGGTTTTTCGGATCTTTCCAGCCGTTCACATATACCTGTGAAGCGGTTTTCCACTCCTGCTGGGCGCTTTGGGCTCTCTGCGTAAATCACTCATTCAGCTCCCGCAGGGTATCCTCATTACGCCAGTCTGCGACTGTCAACCTGACCATCTTATGCCAGTTCGGCAGCAGCATTTCGTGTATATGCTCCGAATCAAGGTTCGCATGGAACGATCCGTTCACGATATGAAAGATCTTGTTCATGGCTGCACCTCGTCCGCAAAGTCCTCAGCGGCTTTGGCGGCGGTGTTCAGCTCCGGACGCTTATCCGTTTCCGGTACCAGCGTCGGAGAGCCTGCCGGCTTCTCGATCAGACCGCCGACCAGTTCCGCCAGCTTCTTGGCGCCCACCAGCTTTTCCATGGCAGTAATGCCGAGCAGTTCCTTGGGCTTGTAGATGTCGGCTGTTGCAAAACCCGCCTTTTTCAGCCTGCGGGCGATAGCGGCCTCGTTAACGTAGCGCCGGTTAGCACGTCCCTCGACCACCTTGAAGCCGGGAAACTTCTCACCCTGGTTGACTGCTGCCTTTTCGGCGTAGTCCTTAACCTGCTTCGCCCACGAGAGCAGGCCTGGCAGGCGTTCCAGTACCTCGGAGATCTCCGTGTTATCCATCGTCGCGGCGTCCTGAAACTCCTTCGCAGCAATCTCCAGCTGGTACTCGGCGCGAGCCTTGCAGATTGCCCCAGCCTTACACCAGCGGCAGGTTTCCTCGCTGGGCGCGAACTCGCCCTCACCGGCATAGGCCATTGCCGCACGCGGTTTCAGCACGTTCTCCGCCCAGTCCAGCAGGCTGTCCCGCTCGATAATTGAGGTGGAAATGCTGTCTAAGCGTGGCTGGTAGATAGTCATGCGGATAGACTGAATATCATAGAACAGGTCAAATGCCAGCAAGCAGCCTAGCGCATAGATCTGCATCTGCGGGTTACCCTCGGCGCTAACAGCGTGCCCGGCCCCGTATTTCAGATCAATTACGTCCATCATGCCGTCTGCAATGATAACGCAGTCGGCCGTACCGAAGCCCTCCGGCACATATTCGGTCACATCAATGCGCTGCTCGATGAAAATCAGCGGATCCTTGCAGCGTGTATGTGCCTCGGCCATACGCTCACCAACAAAGGCGGCATAGTCTTCCATGTGCTCCTGCATAGCGCGAGAATACTGCGGATCTGCCTGCACTTCAGCCAGTTCAGCAAGATCGGCGCCCTCATATTCAGCTCGCAGGAGCAGCTCACCCAAGCGATGAGCCAGTGTGCCCTCGGTGGCATAGGCGCTGCCGGTATCCGGCAGGTCCTCCTCCAAGCGGGCGCTTTTCGTGCAGCGGCTCCAACGGAACGCGCTGGACGGTCCCAGTAATGCGTGCTTACTCGGCATTGATCTCACCCAGCTTCTGCATGAACTCGGGGTACTTTTCCGGCGGCAGCGTGCTTACGCCCTGGGCCCCAAGGCTCTCGAGCAGATCGCGTACTGCCTGCTTGCCGTGCTTTTTGGCCATAGCTACGGTTTCGGCACGCACTTCCTCGCGCGTGTAAGTACGAGCGGGTTCTGCGGTATCGGCGGAACTGTCGGTCGGCTTCTCCGGAGTATTATCCTCCGCAACCGGCTCAGCGGCCTGTTCCGATACGTCCGCGCCCTTGTCTGCTTCTGCGGCCGGCTCGGATACGGCCTTGTCCGGCGTGTCCGAATCGGACACCGGTTCCGACTTCTGCTGACCGACCGACTGCATCATGCCCGAGCGGACCAGATCGGCCAGCTTAGTCAGATCAGCCAGTGCTTCAGCGGCCGTGTTACCGGCAATCTTAATCTCGATCATCGTTCTCTTCCTCCCCATCATCGGCCAGAGCGGTATAAAGGCCGCCCTGGAAAAAAGATTCACGGGCAATCGCGTAAATACGCTCACCCCAAGGCATATCCTGCGGCAAAACGCCCAACGCTTTCACAACAGAATTGAAGCCCTCATCCTCGAACGCTTCTCCCAGACCCTCACGGAGCGACTTGAGCGCCTCCGTCAGCTGCTTGTCCAGCTTGGGATCGATGAGCTTCACCGCCTTTACAGAAGGTGCAGTCGGCTCCGCAATGCTCTCGCACTGCTTCATAAAGCCGTCCTTGAGGCCCGCATCGTATGCCTGATTCTGGAGCTTTACAATAAGGCCCCACAGGTCACGACTGGTCTTGTCCAGCGGGCCGCCGTTCTCTTGCTCGATGGCCTTAATGAACGGCGTAACATTGATTGGATATTTCGGCATTGTTTTTCTCCTTGCTATGTACTTTACATCTGGTTGAGCAGTTCCTTGATAATATCTGTCGGAACACCGCTGCGCAGCAGGTTCGCAATATCATCGCCGTTCAGCTTTTCTCCCTCATGGATAACAAGCGCACGGCAGCGCAAGCCCGAACCCGGCATATCGTTCCATACCGAAGTGACCCCATGGCCGAGTGCTTTGATGAGTTCCATGCGGAACGTTTCCGCGTACTCCTTATTATTCTTCTTGAGTGCCTTATAAGTACCTGCGATTGCATAGCTGAATTCCTTAGCGATATGCTTGATTTCTCCAGTCATATCAACATTGAAGACATCGCAGTCACTATTCTTAGGACTGGTAATTTTTATCATTGTTTTTCTCCTGACTCCATGCTATTATGTAGTTGAAATTATTTTTCATGGGCCGCTATTCGGAATTGCCGTTCCGAAGCGGCCTTTTTCATGCCTTGATGACCTTGGACACGCTGACGGCGAATACGCCCAGCAAAGCTAACGACAGCAGTGCGCAAGTACCCATCGACAGCGTTCCCACTTCGGTATAGCCGGTGACACTCAGCAGTCCAAAGAAGCTCAGACCGGCGTTGATTGCGTGAATACGGTTCATGTCCTGACCTCCTCTCTGAACCCGGCGGCTTGCGTCACCCACAGGTAAAACGTCAGCGTCGGAATGTAGAATGCCCGGTTGTGCGCATTTTTCTTGAGCCAGCCCAGTCCGAACGGACACGAACCATGTTCCAGGCACGCTCTCAGGCTTTCACCGGCCATACCGAGGAAAGCCGCGCACTCCTCAATGGGAATCTTTGTCGGGTACTTCTCGCAAAGCTGTTCAAGCTCTGCCAGCTTAGTCGCAATGATGGTGGGTACCGCCATTCCTGACACCTCCCTCTTTGTTCTTGCGCTTGCCTTTCTTGCGGCGCTCCCGCTCGGCGCGAATGCCGTCAACGCGACCAGCGTTGTAGCAGGCAGTTGCAGCGCAATACCGCGCCCATGTCGGGTCACGGCCTACGCCGGTACCGAGGCGAGCCGCAAAGCAGTGATCGAAAATCTCTCTTGCGTGGAAAAGCATAAGAGCGCCGGTCGTGTTGTAAGCCAGATCGGTGGCTTCCTTCGGAGTAAGCGTTTTCATTGGTTTCACCCTCTTTCTTCGGTATTATCTTCCATGAGCTCCGTGACGGACACGTTTAACTCTTTCGCCATACGAGCAATAGTGTCGAGCTTGGGGCTTGCGCCCCGCTTCCAAGCCGTTACCAGGCAACTGCTCAATCCGGCAGCGGTGACAACGTCCGTCGGACTTCTGCCGTTTTTATCGCAGAGCTGCTGAAAGCGACGATAAAAAGCTGCTGTCTTTTCCAAAAAACATACACCTCCCTCTTGACTAAATAGTAGCGCCGTGATATATTCTATTTATAGAATTTAACCGAATATATTTTCGACACTACGAACTTCCAACTCTGTCGGGGGACTTTTGCAATTCGCTAAATCGAAGTTTCTGAACATAGGATAACTCGGTATATCGAATTTGTCAAGTCCCAAAATTCGTTTTTTAGAATTTATTTTTAGAGGGGACTAAAATTATGTTTTTTGATAATCTGAAAGAGGCTTGTTTCAAAAAGGGCACCAGCCCTACCGCATTGCTTAAATCGCTCGGTATGAGCACCTCCAGCGTCACCTCATGGAAGAAAGGCGGCACGCCTTCCATCAACACCATTTACCGCCTGGCCAACGGCCTTGGTGTGGATCCTGCCGTTCTCATTGATTCGGCTACCCGACCAGCTTTTGATGCCTATAACGCAGGCTATATAGACGGTATGGATGAGCATGAAAACGAAAAAAAGCCCGTCCTTACGAAAAAGGACGAGCGTGATATAGCCCGCGATCTGGAAGCCATCATGGCCGATCTTGAAGCTGGCGGCGATATGATGTTTGACGGTGATCCGATGACACAGGAAGCCCGCGAAAGTATTGTATCCGCCATGCGTTTAGGCTTAGAAGCTGCCAAAGCTAAAAACAAAGCAAGATTTACTCCGTATAAATACAGAAAGGAATAACGCATGACCCAGAAAGCCCTTGCCGAAAAATTAGTTCGCACCTATGGTACGCGTGACCCCTTTGGCATCGCCAAAGCTATGGGCTTTATCATCATCAAAACTCCGCTTAAAGGAATCCGCGGATTCTACCAAGAGGCACGCCGCTGCCGTATCATTTACTTGAGAGCAGATATGCCAGAGCAGGAACAGAAATGGGTATGCGCCCACGAGCTGGGACACGCGCTCCAGCATAAGGGCCTTAACCGCATCTTTATGGATAACTGTACGCAGATGGTCACCAGCCGCTACGAAAAAGAGGCCGACCAATTTGCGATAGATCTTCTCTACTCCGATGAGGACCTCCGCGATCTGGCCGAGTATTCCGTTGCCACTGTTGCTCAAATACTTGGAGTCAAATACGAGCTGGCCGAATATCGTATGAATAGTTTAGCTTTATAATAGTTCAGTAAAAGGAGTATTTTACTATGTTCTTTTCCCGCAAAAATAAACCCGACGGTATAGTCATCCCTCACTACGAGGGATTGCCCGGTTTCCGTCAGGACTTCCCCTGTAATGCAAAAATTTCCGGTGATGTGCTCGTGTTCTCCAACAACGAGGGCAAGACTGTCAATCTGCCGATTGCTCAGATACAATCTGTAGACACCATGGTACGCGAACGCAATTTTATGGCAAGGTACCACGGAGATGCTATAACAACATCAAAGGGTGCCGAAAAACTGTATTATGTTATCACATATACCAGTTCCTCCGGTGCAACTGCTTACCTTGCCTTTTGGGATGTATACAGTTCCAAGACGAATAAGTTCTTTGAAAGTATCCCCGTTGCGCAAAGTGATACTATAACGCTATAAGGGGGCATCATACAGTCTGTATCACTGTATCACTTGCGCCCTATACGCGCCTGTGTATGCGCGTTACGCGGGCGCTATGCCCTCTATTGTATTACTTTTATACTTCTAAGGAATTTATATGATACAAGTGATACAGACACCAGAAAGCACAGACTGTGCCTGACTTTTTCGTGTATCACATGGTGTGTTACAGCCTTGATACGAGTGATACAGGTGTGCTCTTGCTTGCACTACCGTTTTGATACAGGCGGCATACGATTACCCACAAGTGATACACAGTAACTTACAAAGAAAGAAGGGACATATATGAGCGGTAAACCCGATACAAAAGACCTTATTAGTAATGCAATTTCTGCAATAACCTCATTACTGAATGACATGAACACCTCTCCCGATCCAAAGAATCAGAAGCGCGCATCCTTGCTTTCCTATTGGCTCTCTGATTATGCGAAAATGCTCCGTAAAGAGGATACTTTTGACCCTAAGAAACTGATTCGTTATAAACGCGGACAAATTGTTAAAGTTCATCTTGGCTATCGCATCGGCAGCGAGGAGGGCGGTTTGCACTACGCGATTGTTGTCGAAAACAGCAACCCTCTATCCTCGGATGTTGTTACCGTTATCCCCTTGACTTCACTTAAGCCAAAGCACAATTCTAATAATCTCCACCGAGGTGAAATATATCTTGGAAACGAAGTATACCGCATTCTGCGTAGCAAATTAGATGTTCTTAGCAATAAATTCGATGACGATCTTACGCGTGCGGAGCTTTCACAAAAGCATATCGCTTCTAGGCTGTCAGAATTAAATCGGCTCCTTGAAGAAAACCGGATTCATAACTTTCCTGAACTTCGGCAGGAGCTTGACGATTTAAGCAACCAAAATGAAAATACCAGAAAAGACATAGAAAATTTCAAATCTGCGAGAAAACGTCTTTCAAAAATCCAATCTGAGTTATCTCGAATGAAACTCGGCAGCATTGCATTAGTTAACCAGATCACCACTATTAGCAAACAGCGCATTTATGACCCACTATACCGTTCAGACGTGTTCAACGAAGTCCGTGTATCTAATGAAGCTTTGGACAAGTTAGATGCTCAAGTTATAGCAATGTTTACAAATAACAGTAAAGAAAAATGAATATTTCTCTTTACAGAACGCATAATATACTCTATAATGATTATAGAACAATGTTGCTTTGCCAACATTTGTGAAGACATCGCCGCTTGCCGGCACTTGAAAAATCATTATGAGGGAGCGCTCTGCATTGCAGGGCGCTTTCTTCATTATGAAATAAAAAAAATCCCGCTCCGGTGCTGGAACACCAGAGCGGGACATGAGGTACTGACAAATTACCACATCCATCAGTACCTCTATTTTACCATACTTTTTTACGGTAAGAAAGGGGTTATTTTTATGCCGAGAAAAAAACCTACACGCAAGGACAACCGCTACGAATATAAGATCACGCTCGGCCGCGACATCCACGGCAAGCCGCTGCGCAAATCCTTTTACAGTACGGTGAGCCTTACTGATGCCAAGCAGAAGGCCGAGGAATACCGCGTAGCCTCCGAGGTGTCGGCTCGTACCGGCGAAGCCTTTGTACCCTCCACCGGCCGCTTTGCTCCCTGGGCGCGGAAATGGCTGCTGTCCTATAAGCAGCCGTTTGTCGAAGAAGATACATACAAGCTGACCTACGTCAGCCTTGTCGAAGGGCACCTGATCCCCTACTTCGGCAATGCCCTTCTCTCTGATATTCGTCCGGTAGACATACAGGCGTATTTCGCAACCAAGACGGCTTGCTCAGAGAGCCGATTGAAGAAAATGCGGTCAATTCTCAATGCAATCTTTGAATGTGCGATAGAGAACGACCTCTGCTATAAGAACCCTGCCAAGCGCTGCACCTACCGCAGCACCGCTCAGAAGCATATCAAGCACGTTCTCAGCGATGAGCAGATGGAAACGGTCAAAGCCTATACCGCAGATCGTATGCCCGAAGTCGTGCTCTTGCTGGAAACCGGCCTGCGCCGTGGTGAACTGGTTGGCCTTATGTGGTCGGATATTGATTTGAACGAAAAGACACTCCGCGTGCAGCGCTCTATGATCGTGCGGAACGGGACGGTCGTTGCCAATCCGCCAAAGTGGAAAAGCTACCGTACCCTGCCGTTGAGCGAGGAGGCTGTCCAGCTGATCCGCTCGCTGCCGAAGGAATCTCTGTATCTGTTCCCGAACGAGGATGGCAAGCCCTATTGCCCGAACACATGGTCGCAGAAGCTCAAACGCCTTATGCGAAAGCTGCACAATGAGCATAACGAAGTGCCGGTTGTGACAGCACACGAACTGCGGCACACCTATGGTACTTATCTCCGGCGGCATGGTGCAGACATCTACACCATCCAAAAATTACTTGGTCATAAGGACATCAACGTCACCGCCGAAATCTACGTTCACAACGAAATCGACACGCTGCGCAACGTGCTGACTTCGATCAATCCGACAGACGAAAAACAGGCCAAAACCGCCGAATCTTTCTGACGACAAATTGACGACACCAAGGTGTAACGGATTGAAAGAAATCGCAGATTTCCCGCCCCCAGCACTCCGAACTATTTTCTGCATTTCATCTCAAATATTACGAAAACCACAGATAAATCATCACTTTTGCACATCAGAACTACGCACTACGGTTGACAGATTTGAAAACAAATATATAAGCTTCAGGTGCTAGTGTTCGCAAGGACGTGGGGGTTCAAGTCCCCCCATCCGCACCAAGTTAAAGAGCTTCAAACTTATGTTTGAAGCTCTTTTTCTGTACTTTTTACGGAATTTAGTTTTATGATGTAATTCGTGAAAAACCGGTGTCTACCACGAGTGTCTACCAAAATCGCAGCGCTTCATTTTAGTGCTGATTTTAGTGCAGGTTCAGCACCTTTTTAACGAGTTTTAGGATGACCGGATATCGTTTCAGAACATATGCTACCGATCGGCAGCAAAAGCACAATTTCCGCATCACCAAAAGAGCTGAAACCCAAAAGTTTCAGCTCTTTCACGCATTTTCAATTCCCCCCTGTCTCCGCTACCTTCATACGCGAATACCCAATCGGCATATTCATCGGTACGCTTGCGCGAATCGAGCAGTATACACCATTTGCAGTCTGCAGCAGCACGCGATCGCCCTTAGAGAGATTCGGCAGCCAGCCTGCGTCCTGCTGCGCTGTCTCGTTGTAAATGCCCAGATTGTATTTGCTGCCCGGTATCGTCACCGCAAACGCACTGACTGTCTCACCGTTTCCCAGAAAACTGTACAACGGCTTGTACTTCACATCTTGCGTCAAATACACATTCCGGTAATAGCCGCTGATCGAATGCGAACCGACATCAGCCACCTCAGCCAGTGCCGCACTCGATACCGAAGTCGCTTGCTTCGGCACTGTCCACCCGGGATACAGCGCCGAGAACTCCGGTACCGGCTCTACTGTGCCGTCGCTGTGCTGAATGGCTGCCGCACCGTTCACCGTCCACGCCTGACTGCCGTAAATGGCCTTCTCGCGTGCGGCTTCTGTGCCGGTATGCCGCAC